TTTATAGTGTGGCAGCAGTAATCTAGGTCTAGGTCTACGGCGACAGACGCGACATTCGATGTGATAGTAGATCGACTTTTAAATAATGCGTCTGACTCGACATGGTTCGTTGTGTAGGTGACAAAGCTGTTGTTTCCATCTCCCGCGATACTGCTCGAACCGGATTGACCATGCGCCCCATGATTACCTATGGCCGCTTTAGAGCCGCTGTCTAAGTTCGCTGACAACTTATAATGTTTTTCAGTGTACTCAGTTCCACTAACGCTGTTCCCAGAGATTATAGTGGTGCCACTGGCCTTATAGTAATCAACCATTGAGCTTTTCCTTTAAAGTATCAATTTGAACTTGTTGTTTCTTAACGGCTTCAACAAGTACCCCGATTATTTCATTATAGTTTACGCTTTTAATACCGTCTTCATCTTCAGTTACAGCAGAGGGTAATACTTTCTCTACCTCCTGAGCCATTACGCCCAGAGAGGGTTTGCCAGTATCTTTCCAGTTAAAGGAATACCCATTTAGTTCGGTTATTTTACCCAGCGGGTCTTCTATACTCTTGATGTTGGTCTTCAAGTTAATGTCTGAGGTTGCATTAAACGAAGCGGCGGTAACCGTGTTAAATGTAACGCTGCTGTTTGTATTTGTAGCCTGATTAGAGGTGTAAGTAGTGTAACCAGCACCGTTTGTTAACTGGTTGTTGTTCGTTACACTAGAGCCAGCCGTTGCTCCATCTGCAACATTGAGGAAGCTTCTAACCGCAGCGGCAGTACCATGACGAATGTAACCGTCGTTGCCAGTCTCCACGCAAACCTGAGTTATGCCAGAAGTTACGGTGTTAGGCGTTGTGTTAAAGTAATTTGCAAAAATGTAACCACTAGCGTGTCGCTGAACGACTGTGCTGTTCCCTGCGCTGGTAGAAACAGTATAAGGGAAGCTGTAGTTGTTCGCACTGGTGGCTATCGTATCTAGCTTTGTACCGTCTGCTGCTACGTCACGTCCATCTACTGTGCCTGATACTTTAATATTACCACCCACATCAAGTTTTTCCGTAGGAGCAGAAACATTTATACCTAGATTGCCAGAGGTATTTAAAGCCATTTTTAAACTGGCGTTGACTATAAAGCCTACCCCGTGATTTGTATATGTGCCAAGATGACCATTTTGCGTTGAGCCAGAGATATTATGCCAAGCGTCGTGGGCATACGTCCCCATGAGTACATTTCCAGTTTTAACCGTAGACCTTGCGTGACCTGTGCCGTGGAGGATCATCTGACCATGCCACCCACCTTGGTTAGTAAATGTCTCACCAACTGAAAAACCATTCGCAGCGGTGTTATTAGTATTTACACTTACAGTAGAAGTTGTAGTTGCACCACGGCTTGTGACAGTTGCAAGCGTATCTGTCTCAGTATAGGACTGTAAAAACGCACTTGCGTGATTACCATCCAGTAAGTCAGCGTCTAGTCCAGAGCCTGCACCATCCACAGTCTTAATAGCAGTAAGTAGCTGCGCTGCTGTTTGATCTGTCGAAGAGATAGTCCCGTTCGCAGCGATGGCTATGTTTGTTCCAGCAGTAAAGGCTGCAATAGCGTCTGCGTCTGTGTATACTGTGTTTGTATCTGTCGAAGAGATAGTCCCGTTCGCAGCGATGGCTATGTTTGTTCCAGCAGTAAAGGCTGCAATAGCGTCTGCGTCTGTGTACCCCGCTGGTACAGTCGCCCAAGTTAAACCTCCAGAAGCCCCTGATTGTGCTGATAAGAAGTAACCGTTTGTAGGCGTGTTTGAAACTTTAAGGTTAGCTTCATCAACAATATTGTCAGCAACGACAGTTGCACCATCGCCCGTCGAGATAACTTCGCCTGAGTGATTTGGGTGCGTGTAAGAAGCTGAGCCAGCGATAGTTCCACCAGCGGAGATAGTAATATTTGACCCCGCTGTCAGAGCGTTAACAACATTAGCAGTATCGGTCACGTCAGCTGAGGCTTCTATGCCGTCTAGCTTCGTGCCATCTGTTGCTACGTCACGTCCATCAAACGTAGAATTTGTTGTGATAGCCCCAGTCATAGCGCCACCCGCAAGCGGTAGCTTGGCAGCTATATTGGTGTTAACCGTTGAAGAAAAACTAGCGTCATCGCCGAGGGCCGCTGCCAACTCGTTGAGAGTATTTAAAGCGGCTGGTGAGCTGTCGACCAGATTGGAAACAGCCGTGTCGGTATAGCCTGTGTAATACGACCCGTGCTGTCCGTCTAGCAGATCGGCGTCAAGACCTGAAGTCGCACCATCAACGGTTTTGACTGCGGTTAATATCTCAGCCGCTGTCTGGTCCGCTGTAGCTGCGGCCTCAACATTGTTGAGCTTTGTATGATCAGCATCAGTAAAAACGTTGCTGTCTGACGCGGCCTCGACTGACGCTCGCACCTGAGCGTCAGTTTCGATTTTATCAGTATTGAGGTTGGTAAAGTTCGCGTCAACCTCAGTGTTAGTAAGGGGCGACCCTTTGCCTGATCGTGTTACTATGGTAGCCATGTATCGCCCCCTTTTTAAACGTTAGAACTACCGAGTTAAGACGCCGCTAGTGTGATTGTCCAAGTGATAGAAAGAGTGTCGTCCGCAGCCTTGTTAACAACGTTAAACACAGTGCGGCAAAGCATGTCACCGCTTGAAGCCGCGTTGAAGATTCCGGCTTCAGTAACAGCTCCAGTTCCATCCCCCGCTTCAAAAGAAGAAGCGTAAATGACTTTTTCGTTATTGCTTCCAGAGATTGTCGTGGAGTCCAGTGCCTCACGCGAGCCGAGTACCGAAACCACATCAGTCTGACCTGCCGCCGCCGCTGTGGTGCTAGACCCCAAGGACATATGAGACATGACACCTTTGGTGGTGTTAACCATGCGGCTCGCAATGTAGGCAAGCCCTGCGTTTACAACAAGGTTTTTAACCTCGCGCTGTTCTTTTACGTTCCCGGCCTTGTCCTTTAGGACGATGTTAAGCTGACCGGAGAGCTTTAAGTTTTCGTTAATCATAACGATCTCCTAAGTGAAGGTTCGGGAAGCACCGACGTAATCTTCCTGAAAGTAAGTGAAGGCAGCGTAACCCTGACTTCTTAATGACCCCGCGTCGGTAAACGAGGTCGTCTCAAACAGCCCTTTGTTTGGGGATGTTGTTGTCGCATCACCCAGAAAAGCGCTATCGGCGCGTGGGCGAGAAAATGTTTTTGAAATAGACTCTGTGACCGCCGCCGCTTCGGTGAAAAAGCGGTTAAACGTGTAAAGTAAGACTATGGTGTCAGTTAGACCTAAGTTTTCGCCAACTGACTTTTGCGGCGCTAGAGTAAGCGCGTCAGAAGCGGAAGACGTATCGGAAAACGCCCTCAAGTACGAAACAGCAAGAAGAAGCGTGTCCGCAACAGAAGCTATCTCTGTTCGAGCTTTAACAAACTGTATCTCTTGGTCGTCAAGAATGCTCGCTTCGCCGTCGACGTCGTCTGTTACAGAAAGCGCAGAAAACAACGCTTTTTGCACTGCAAAATTATAGTCTTCATCTGTAGCAAGCGAAACGTCAGAGGTTGATTTCCCAAAATTTGCAGTAAAAACGTCAGTGGGAATTGCACTGTTAGAGCTGGCTTTGCCAAAAGCACTCTGCAACGCCTCTTGGGCGAAAGCGTTATCCGATGCCCCTTTAGAAAACTGGCGTTCCAGTTGATCTATAACAGCCAGAACATCAGCAATCGATCTACCAACGGCAAGTTGCGCAGCGTCCGACGCGTAAGCTTGCTCCAATACGAGCCGCACAGGTACAAAATCACCTTTCTCCAGCGCCGCTACCATCTCCTCGACTGCGGACGCGGAAAAGTTTAGCCCGAGAAGAGTTGCAGACAAGTTTAGTCCGAGCGCTTCAACAGTCGCTTTTAAAGCATTTAAAAACTCGACGGACTTCAGGCTCAAGCAAAGTCCTCCCTGATTTTAAACTTAATTTTATCATACAAAGTTTCACGAACGCCGTTTCCGCGTATGACTTCTAATTCCCCCTCGTAGTTTCCAGCATCCTGGTCGAGATCGCCCGCCGCCCATTGAACAACGGCTACACCAAGGGTCGCATTTTGAGCGGTGATTATTAACGGGCGCGAAAACAAAACAGTAGTTTCCCCTGCCGCTCGAAAGTGCAAAGTAGCAGTGGCACCTGTAAGGTTGGTGACAACACCGTCGTCAGCGTTGGTTATTGTAAACTTTAACTGTGGTCCTGTGTCGCCTTGGACATACTTAAACGTTGAAGCCATTAGCGTCCTCCTTGGCCGTTTGCTCGGTCAAAACCCACAGCCGCTACGCGCAAGTTTACTCTGCGGGCATCACGGCTTTTTGCGTCGGTCGCGCCTTTGGCAAATTTTGCATGGTAGTACATAGCTAGGTCTGGGTTGGACCATTCTTTACCGGGGATTTGCGCTAAAAGTGCTATTGCGCCGTAAGATATACAGCGGCCATGGGTTTCAAAAATCCAGTCTTCTACACCCGTGGCGCTTAGCGAAGGCTTTAATACCCCTGTACCCTCGAACTTATATTTCTGGTCTGGCGTGGGGAAAAACCTAATTTGGGTATCTTGGTATATGCTATACCTGTTGGGTCGCGCCGTAGCTGCCGTTGACGGACGATCAAAGTGACGATCTGTGACCGCCGAAATTTTACTGCCCTCGATATAAAGAGATAACATATTTTCGAGGACAGCGTTCTTGGGGGTCTCAACAGCGTAATCGGTGGTAGATTTACTGGTAAAATCAGGCTCAATATCAAAACGCCAGACTTCGCTCTGCAAACAAAACTCCGCTGCCGCCTCTTGTAAGTGCGCCTCTACGACAATTTCGGGACAACCCGGTAAGTAAGGTTGTATGTAAGGGTAGAATTTGCTCCAGAGCACAGCCATCTAAGTCACCGAGCTTGCAGGGTTAGGTGTGACAGCTGCATCGACCTGCGTCTTAGTACCAATAGCAGCGTTAAAGGTTTGAAACGACGATGCGGCCCTTTGTTCATTTGCGCCATACTCGGCGTCCTTGCTGTAGGCTCTGTACAAAATCCAGTCAGTGATCGGACTTAAATAAGTGTTGTCGAGCTTTATCACTTCCGTACTCCCAGTGTCTGGGTGTAATTGGGCCTCAGACAAGCTGTGAGAACCGGGTGCGTCAGCGTAAATTACCTCTAACTCAGCAGTACTTGTTGCCGGAGGGTAGACGTAAAACTGTTTTGGGTTTCGAGGGTCATATGTGTAGTGCTGAATGTTGGCCGACTGGGTTTCGGCGTGCCAGCTAGGGCGCTGGTCATCCAGAACGCTTCTCGCAACTACCCTAACAACTTTCTTGTCCGAGCTACTGAGCATATTCCGAGTAATATCAAGAAGTCGGAGCGCTGAAGGAAAACCTCCGCTTGAAGCCGTTAGCTCCTGTTTCGTTCCAGCAGTGCAGGTAAATGTCGCGCACACCGCATTCGCGTCAGGGCGCAGTAAGACAATACTCAGATACGACTCATTAAGCCATTTCTGAAGCTCAAGTCGAGGCCAACGTACATTCGTGTCCTGTAGTATCGCTTCAACGCGGGAAATAACGTCGATTACTTTAATGGTAGCCATCACTAACCCCTTATGGTTGTGAGAGGGGGCGAACCCCCTCCGACATTAGCTACTAGGCTGTTCCAACTAGAGCAGTTACGAGCGCAGTGTTCTTCGTTACTGTGTTACCGAATACTGAGAGCCCGCGAATGATATCGCCGAAGTCAGTCTGGTTACGCAGAGGCTCAGTCTTAGTGATCTGAGAGGCGAAGGAACAAGCTGCTTTAGTACCAGCTACCATCATCCGACGCTTCTTAGCGTTGGTCACTGTGGCACCACCAGAAACCGCTGACAGACCTGGGACCAGTGCTTTGGCAGCTGCGCCTTTTGGTAGTAGGTTAGACACATACACGTCGAAGCGATCCAACATGCCAATCTTGCCTGTGCGAACGATGCTGGAAGAGTCACCAGTAAAGTAAGCTTGAGCAATGTCTGTTTGCATGAGCAACTGACGCTCAAAGGGGCTAATAATCAACCAGCGGCCATCTTCTGGTACGTTCTGCTCGTCGAGAGCGGAAGACATAGCAAGGATAGCGTTGAGGATGTTAGCCGGAGTTGTTTCAACAATTGGAGCAACGTCAGTTCCGAGATTGTAGGAACCTGCGGATACACCAGCAGTTGCGCCTTTGTTAGCAGCGGCAGCGCCAGTAGTTACAAACCAGTCAAAGAACACGTCGTTCTCAATTTGGATTTTCAACTGCTTGGCAGCGTCGTCAGTGAACATATTCATCAGGTCCATGTCAGCTTGGTGAGCTAAGATGTCGTTGACTTGTACGCTGAAGTACTTGCCTTTGTTGATCTGCAAGTCCTGAGTGATTGGCACTGGGACTTCAGAAGTAAGGGTAGTACCGGCACCAGCGTAGTTGTTGATGGTGATTGATGGTGCAGTGCGGATACGAATGGTATCGCCCTGATTTTTGATTTCGCCTTCCCAAGAGGTGTTAGCGATTTCAGTCATCATTGTGGACGAATAGAACTTAGCATTTAGCTTGTTCGACCATAATGTTGGAATAAATGTACCTGAGTACGATGGGTCAGTAGCGAATGGTTGTCCGCCTACGACGGGGAATACAGCAGCCATGGTGGCCTCCTTGGGTTGGTTTTATACGCAACTGCTGTTTACATGTTAACACGTTAAGTCTTAGGTTTTAACGCGGCCTTCCATGTACGCAACAGTCAGTTCAGCTTCAAGTTTTTCAGCCGCATCGTACTTTCCCTGTGTATTCAAAGTGCGAACCTTGGTCCAAGCAGCGTCCACTTCGCGAGTGGAGTACACCTTAGAAGTTTGGCCAACACTCTTCGTACTAACAGAGTTAGCAGAACGGTTTGGCGCAACCTGCTTTTCGAGTTCGGCTTGGTGAGGCGGCTTAACTAGTTCACTTGGGCCAGCGACTGTTGCTTTCCACAAACCCACGTAGTGGGCAATTGCTTCGGCGTCACCTTTATCAAATGCCTGTTGCGCTTGAACTCTGCGTGGCCCTCTAAGCATGGGATCATGCTCGTTTAACCACGCTACCCAACGTTCATCGGTGTCGATGGTGGAAAAATCAGGCACCAAATAACGTAGGCGCTGGTTAAAATCCATCTCTCCAACTTGGTTCCCCGTGTCTGCAAGTTTACCCTGCAAATCTTGGATAACCGCGTCCTGTTTTGTAAGTCGGTCCTCGTACTGGTGAGAGACCTCTTCCGCTACACGGCGCTGAACGTCCAGCAGTTCTTCACCAAATTCGGCTCGATCTGCGTCGGTCACTAAACTGACTTTCTCCTTCGGCTTTGTCGGTTCGACGTTAAGCGCCTTTAGCTCCTCTTGGAGCCGCTTTGTTACCTCGGTCATTTCTCGCACCTGTTGGTGCAACCGTGGAACTTCAGCGTCGTACTTACCCGTAAGGGTTTTGTACTTTTGCTTAAAAGTCTCTTCCTCTAAGTCCGTCGGTGACGTGTCAGCTGGCTTTGCTTCTTTAGGTACTGGTGCTTCTTCGGTCTCTGAAACTACTTCCGTTTCCGTATCCAGCGCATCCTGATTTAGGTTTTGCTGGGCTTCTAACGCCTGTTCGTACTCTTCGACTTCCGCAAGCTGTGCCTGCACCTGTTTTGGCAACGCCATATTGTTCTCCTTAAAGCATCAACTCTGTTTTCAGCGCCCTAGGTGTGCTGGTCCCGTGATGGTTTGCTTCGTATGCTCTTACGAGCGGTTTGCTACTTTGGCCGACTCCTCCATCGCCCTTAGTAAATCTTCAAATGCTTCCGCCCTACCCTGCAACCGGTGGATACTTACCGTGTCGGTTACGCTTACAAGTCTGGTCTTAGCCGACTCCGCTTCAGCCTTAAAAAGACCTACCAGAGCCGCATCGCCTGTTTCTTTAAGTCGCAGAAGAGCTTTTACGTGCTTCTGGTCACAAAGATTCAAGTCGATCATGGGTGTAAACTACCTCACATGTGTTAACGTGTCAACACGTATAGGCACTACCTGCCATTAGGTCGAGGGCTCATCGTGTTGTCCTGCCGCCCACCCATAGGAGTGCCGTCTTCTTGCAATTGCGCTGCTTGCTGCTCTTGCATCATCTGTTGCTGCTGCATCTGCTGTTGCTGAGCTATGTCTTGCTGCTTCTGCACATCTTCTCGAGAAGGGACAAGCCTATCAATATTGGTGTTAAGATTACCCGCGACGTCTCGGAGTAGTTCAGCTGTACCCGGTAATCCAACAATCTGCTGTGCGACCGGACTTTCCAACACAAGACGGAGGAAGTCAGTCTTACGGACAGCTTCAGCTTCTTTAACGACCAACGACATTGCGCCCGTTGCAACGATCTGTACATCGCCAATAAGGTCTGGGTCATCTGAATACCTTAAATTTCTTTGGTACTGGCGTTCTAGCATCGGTCGCATCACATCGTGGTCGATGTTACTGATAACCTGCTTGATGCTCTTACCAGCGTTTGACATGAGCATTGAGAGGCCCGAGGAGGTCCGTCCAGCGCCGGGAACATGCTGCCCCGTCATGTACTTAGGAATACCAGAAACCTCGTCTGAAATGGCCATAAAGCGGTCAAAGACAGTCATCAGTTCTTGGGCGTTCGAATTGGGCTGAAAGAAACTCATAGGCGGGGCTGAATCCGCGAAATCTGATTGCCGGAACTGCCATATCTTCCAAGGGTACATCTGTGTGATGTCCTCACCCGCTGGAAGACGGCTTATATTTACGCCGACCTGTGGACCTGAAGAGATGCCCATATTATTTGCTAACGCCCGAGCAGCAGCGTTGCACATATTCTGAGCGTCCATACAAAGGTCGGCGACCCCATTGCCGTCAACACGGCCTGGAACTTTTTCAAATGATGTTATGTAGTAAGGCTTGCGGCCAATCGGGTCGTAGTTAAGAACCGCACGTATCACGGTGTTATTAACCATCCAGATTTCGCAAGGGTAGGATTTCTGCGGGTCTTCAATTTCTTCGTCGTCCAAGCCCCACTCGAGTAGCAGCTCCCCAGGAACTGAGTCCCATAGCTGGAGCGCAGCAACGACATCGGAGTGGCCTTCGTCGAAATCTATACCACTAACGTCTTCCATTAAACTGTCGTCGTGGTCCAGCCAGCTAAAGCCACCCGAGCCGAAGTCAGAGAGTATGGAACGCACCGCGTCCTCGTCGTAGCCTTCAACGCCTATCATGTTCTCCACATCGTCGCGTGTCAGGTGGTGCAGCTCAATGACAGGCATGTTCTGGACGTCGTCGCCCCATGGTGCCCAGTAAAACTTAAACGGGTCGACGCGTTCCCACTCATCGCGGAGTACCTCAACAACGCCTAGACCGCCGTCAACGTACTTCATGGTCTTGCGTTTTCGGGGGATCGGACCCTTGAGGATCGCGTATGGGAATGTGGCGATGTCGTTCGTAAACTCAAACAGAGCCTTAACGAAGCCGCCCTCGACCATCTGGTCTTCCATCTTCGTTTCCATCCGCTCGACGCGCTTTTCCGCTTCGAACTTCATGGCCCTCATGGCGGTGTCTTTCATGCCAGACGCAAGGTCTTTTAACTCCGCAGGGTCTATCGGTTCGTTCCCAGCGTCGTAGTACTGCATGAGGTTTTGCTTCATTATGTTCTGCATCGCTTGCGCGACGTCTGGAGCAACTTCTGGTATCGGTGTGGCAGACAGGGACCACGGCTTATCAGCGCCAGTCCCTAGAAGCGTATCTCGCAACCAGGCAGTAGCAGTCCTGCACTTAGAACTAACAATACCCATAAATATTTCAGAGCCACCTTGCTCTTTGATCTGTGCGAGTTTGGCAGGGTCATACTCCATATTTCTAGCGCGAACACACGCGGCCAGTCGCTGCTCAAGGTTTTGTTGGTGGTGATCCCGCAAAACCTCCCAGCGCTTTCGCGTATGCGAAGACAACCCGGCTATAATCGGCGAGTTCTGGGTAACAGAATTAGCACGGTTTGCCTCTGCCTCGAGGGTAGAGGCACTTGCAACAGGGATTAGTGACATAAATAAATCTCACATGTGGCGTCGACTACGCAGTAGCACACATGTGCTCACGCGTCAACAGATTACGTCCAGCCACCGGCTGAGACCTTGGACACGTTTTTCCTCTGAGACGTCCACGCTTGCGCCCCGAAGGTCTCACCGCCGTCTGCGTGTAGGCACAGATACTGGAACGCATCGGCTACATCTGACCACGGGTGGGACTTCTCTGGCTTCTCGTCACGTGCGCCTTTTGTGTTTATTTTGTACCGATACTTCCCGGCCAACGCCATCACCAACGGCGACGCACTACCAGCGTCGGCGACGAAACCGTATTTACCATCGACCACACGGGTCAGGTATTTTTCAACCGCTGCTATCCGTCCAGCTATAGAGTTAGTCCTCGCGGGCTTCACGACGAACCCCTCGTTTTTGTATATGTCAGCCACGGTTCTCTCGTCCGTCTGGACCCGCTGGAACGCAGCAGGGTCGATTATAACGAGGGCTTGCCTGCCGGGAAACTTATTGGCCATCAGTGGTTTGAGCCTCTCACGGACGAACCTGAGAGCTCCCATGCCGTCTGAAATTAGCGCGTCGTACACAACCAGTCGCCCGTCGTACCCAACCTGCCCTATCACAGCCGCTGGTGTCAGTCCTGCGTCGACACCTATCAGCAGTGGGGTGTCCGAGAACATGGGTTTAAGCGGCTCTTTGGACGAGTGGACTGTACGGTCAAATGATCTAAAGACGGGTTGCCCAGATAAACTCTTACCAAACTCCGCGTGTATATACACCGCGATCCAGTCTTCGGTCTTACCTTTGGCTAGGTTGTCGTAGTAATCATCGGGCAGAAACTTAGTCCAATCGGCCTCTGGAGCAAGACCTGACGGTTGTATCGTAACATGCAAGTTATCAGGCGGCTCTGTGAGCAGCGTTTCCCAGAAAGTGTCCATGTCAGGGGGGTTCGTCATACCCCAAATGTGCATATTTGGCATTCCATCGTCCGTTTTGCACCCTACCCCGTTCATCATCTTGTCGGGATACCGCCCCACACGACCTTGAGCGGCATTGTAGATATCGGGGTGAATTTCCCTAAATTCGTCGAAAATGATGAAACTAGCCTGTAATGAGAGCAATCTGCGCACATCGTTGGCGTCGTCTAGCCCGCGAAACAGCACTTCGCACTCAATATCACCCACTTTTAGGACGAATTTGTACTCCGTTTTGAGAAAACTCCCCATAACACCGTCTGGAATCCACTTGAGGAAGTCAGGAATGGACGTATCACGCAGCTGCTCTCGCGTATTTCGCACCCAAATGGTCCTAGAACGCCTAATTCCATCCTTACACGGGGCCATTCTCGCCGCATGGTGCAGGATTTTCATGATACCCGCCGTGGTTTTAGTCGACCCGACTGGTCCTACCGCCAAGGATATGAACTTTTCCGAGTAAAAGAAGTCGTCTAGGGACGCGATTACCTCGAAATCTATCTCATGTATCATGCTTCAGCCTCTTAAACAGGCGGACGTCGAAGTGCGCGACAGGCTCAACATCTGCACCATCCCTCGGGTTCCGCGTTCTTCCTGAAAAATCTATGGTGTAGTTTTCGTTGACACCGGTGTAGAAGATGCCATCGACCATCTTAACGACAAGCAGAAACCGTACCCCGATCTCGTTTGCCAGCTGCTTGCCATTGATGACCTTGTTCAACGATATGAAGACCGTCGGGTACCGCCGCAACTCAGTTGACCGACACTTGATCTCAACCAACGCCTTTATGGTCCTACCCACGCACAGCGCGTAGTCAAGGTGGTAAGAGATTGGTAGCTTCTTACCTTCACAGCGCCACTGCTTGGTCAGTGCTGCTAGAACTTCGCCTTCATTGTACTTATCGGACGCAGTCTCATACATCGGACGCATGGGGGATTGCCTGACCTTCAATGGTGAGAGCATCGGAATGATCCTTGGCTCTGGTGATGTTTATGACCACTTGAGGGCCACCATTGCCGAGGTCTACCTTCGTATCAGGCTCCAACCTGCCCATTTTGTTCAGCATTTTCTGAAATTCTATACGAGCGGTGGGATTTATGTCGGGATTTTGCATGTGGCGGAACAGATTGTCCAAGTTCACTGCGCCCAGGAGACGCGCAAAGGTCTCGATGAGTGTGGGATCGTCCTCGATAGCCAAGAGTTCTGCCGGGGATAGGAGGGCTTTGTCTACAAGGAGGGGGTCAAGGACTTGGTTTACACGTTGATTCATAGCTTCACCTGTTAACACGTACACAAGTTCCGGTCAATCGGGGGGTGATTTGGGTATTTGGCGGGTCTATTTGGCGGGTTGAGAACAAAAAGGGAACAATTGGGATTTTAGGGGGTCGCGATGAACGGAACACATAAGGGCTGGGTGGGGGGCCGGGGGGGCCTCGGTCAGTGGGGGGGTGTCCATGCCGCGCCATAGTTGTAAGGCCGGAAACATGGTCCTTGCTGTAGCCACTGCTCTCCTTTTGGTCCGCAGGTACGCCTCACGCGCTGATGAACCGCGCGTTAAAGATAACGGGTTTAATTGCGCCCAGTCCAGTAGCAAGCCATATGTACGAGGCGCGTAGCGCTTCCCCGACGTCAGGCTCAAGAAGCTGTGATGGTCAATACATCTCCGTGTAGTTTATCGGACGGGATACCAGTACGAGCGACACCGACTTATCGGGTTACGAGAAAAGTATTTGCTCGTCAAAAAAGCGCAACGTGCAGCATGGTTACATGCTTGGCCCTCCAAAGGGGTGATGTCACTGATCCACTGGCGCACCAGACAATAGTAATATTGCACGGTTTGCAAAACGCATGACACATTGTGTACGGCGCGTGGTTAGTATGTCTGGCCAACCAGTCCTCAGTTTATCTTTGTCTGACCGCTCGATCCGTACCTTGTGTCAATGTAGGGCGCATCAATCGGTGCATCCTAGATTGATACAAGCTTAAGGAGCTTAACCATGCTTACTCGTAAAGAATTGAACAAGAAAATCTCTGGCGTTCGTCGTTCGACTAAAGCGTTCCGCGCTAACATCCAGATGTTGCTTATCGAATGTGCTGCTCACGCATATGTCGACGGTCAAACTACGCCAATGGCGCAGCTGTACGACGCTGCTAACGGCGCTGACCGCCTTGCCATGGCTAAATGGGCGCAGAAGTTCGGCTTCTCACAAGCCAAAGCTGACGGCAAGTTTGGCCTGATCCGCGCTGCTGTTAACGATGCTGCGTTCGACGACGGCGACGCTTTGATCGAGTACCTGACTGAACACGCAACAAGCTGGTTCGACATGGGCAAGACTAAGTCCGATATTGCCAAAGATGTAGACATCGCTGTGGCCCTTATGGCACTCGCTAAGCGCTGCGCCAAAGCTAAAGCTAATGGTGGTAAAATCACCGCTGAACGCATCGCTGTGACTGCCGCGTTCAAAGAGCTTCAAGCCGCGTGCTAACGACGAATTACCTACAAGACAGTGATTTGGCTGTCTTGTAGTTTGTCTTAAAGCTACATGTAACGAATTCAACAGCTTGACCCCCCCTTTAAGACAATAAGACAATAAGACACTAATAAATAATAACTGAGAGTGTGAAAAAAGAGAGAGGTGCCGTGCTCACTTTTAGAGCGCTTCACTCTCCCCGCTTGCTTCTCTCAGCCTCTGTCTTATTGTCTCAAAGCCTTAATATCAGACACTTACGAGGTACCTGCTGTCTTGTAACTTTGTCTTGTTGCTACTTTTGTCTCACAAACCATCCCATAGGAGTTTCTCATGGCTAGAACCGCCCACCAGATTTCGCTGAGCAGATTGCCCAAAACTACTTTCGCCCCTGCGACCCGAGTAGGTAAAAACCAAAACTCGTGGACTAAATCGTCTGCCACTTACGCGGATCGTGTCAAAGCTCGTTCCCGCTCGTTCGTCGCCACAAGTAAATTCCGTGAGCAACTCGCTAAGGGTAAAGTATTGCGCGACGCCGACGGCCAATGGCATGTCTGCCACAACGACGGTCTCGGTTTCTTCTGGAGCTACGCCAAGTTCGTTTCTGTCACTATCGCTGTCGAGTGGATGGCCTGTGCTGACATGTCCGACCGTAAGACGTTCTGGGCCAAGCACCCTAAGTCGGTACGCAAGCTGACTGGTGGCCCGTTCCAACCAACCTAAATATGACAGGAGGTGTTAACGTGTTTACACTTAGTATATTTATATCTCGACTCATCAACCCCACCATCTCACTTCTGGCTTCCGTCTTCTTTGGATTACTCGTCGGCTGGGTTGGTATCAACTGGGTCACTGGCTGCGGAGAAATGGCCATCACCATGTACGGCGCACACATTCCCGGCCACTGCGTGCTCTATCCATTTAACTGAACAGGGAGTTACCCACATGAAATGGTACATCGCCACCGCCCAACTGAAATTTGCCCGATACGGGTTCATCGGCTGTCCCTTAACTGACGCCCAACTGACCGCACTGTACAAACTCAACGTCAAACTCGACGACGTCTACGGCGTAGGCTGCGACGTTGTCTGCGGCCACACCTTTAACCAAGCACTGGAGCACGTACGCCATGAAACGCTTTGACCCATTCCGCAAGGTAAATTGTAAGTACGGCGCGCCAATGGGGCGTCGCGGTGCCAACACCGTCGTCTACTCTGACAACGGTAAACTGTGCGCTCGTCACTGTGGTGGCTACGATGCCTACGATAAAGGCGGCGCTTACTGGGGTTCACCCCTTAACATATGGGCCGTGTGGAACCACGGCAAAGGCGACGACACTGTAACCTATGTTCGAGCCGACAACCGAGCCACCGCGCTTGTATTTGCCCAGATAGAAGGAGACGCGTAATGACTTTAAATAACTGGGGCCACGACGTCGACGCCCACATAACTGTGACGCTCAAAGACGTCTACGGCAATCGCCTAGTCTACCCCGTGTGTGAAGACGCACAACGCTTCGCCAACATAGCTGGCACCAAGACGCTATCCCCTGTCGTAATCACGACCATCAAAGCTATGGGGTTCGAAGTCAAAGTTAAACAAGAAGAACTGTAGCTAAAACCACCAAATAACATCTAGGGGTAAAGTGTTACGGCAGCACGTCGGATTCCAAATCCGAAAGACTGGGTTCAATTCCTAGTACCCCTGCCAATAATCATTCAGTTGACAGGTTATATGTTTACCTGTAAACACGTGACACCACTTGCGCACGTGTGACTTAATCTGTGCATACAAGGAGCACCAACTATGACGAGCATCAATCAGTTTATAGAAATCGTTACCCGTACCCAAACGGTTAGCCCAAAGTTTGTCCCTATGGCTTGGGGCGAACCGGGAATTGCCAAATCAGCCAGCGCCCGTGTGATAGCGAAGAACCAAAACATTCCCGAAGATCGCTACATGGACGTCAACCTCGTCAACCATGAGGTAGTAGACTTCAACGGTATCCCACGTATCATCGACAGCGGGTCCGGCCCAGTGACCGAGTTCGTCCCGACCGACATCTTTGCCAAGTTCCGCAAGGGTACAGGACCGGGCTTCATTAACATCGAGGAATTGCCACAGTCCGACAAGTCACACCAGACTTGGACCGCTGGCTTTGTATTAGACCGCAGGACTGCCACGTTCGAGCTAGACCCCGAGGTGCGCATCATGTGTACAGGCAATCGTGTACAAGACCGTAGCGGAGCCAAAGCCCTACTCGCTCACCTCTGCTCACGCATGACCCACTTCGACATAGCAGTAGACACCGAAGCCGCACTCGTATGGATGCTAGACAACGGCGTCGACCCTATGGTTGTGGCTTTCTTGCGACTACGCCGTGACCTTTTGCAGAAGTTCGACCCAGCTGCCAGAGCAAGCCCCACATGCCGAGCATGGACACAGTTTGGTACAGAAATACCACGTGACTTACCTCGAGACCTGTACCTTATGGCTGCTACCGGCAAACTTGGTGAGGGTGCTGCGACCGAGTTAGTTGCCGCTCGAGACATGATGCACAAGATGCCTAACATCGACGAGATACGCGCCAGACCTGACGCTGTCGAAGTGCCTAGTGAGCCATCCGTTTGCTACGCCGTCGCTACTTGTATGTCTATGTCTACAACGACGGACCTGTTCGCCGCTGACATGCAGTACATCAGCCGGATGAAAGCCGATTTCCAGATGGTCTACGTGACCGACGCGACGCGTCTTAATCCAGACCTGCAAGATTCCAAAGATTACATCAACTGGTGTCTCGCCAACCAAAACACATTTATGGGAGCTTAACTAATGAGGTTCAACAGTTACAGTATCGTCCCCGCCCCTAAAGGTGTTTCCATCAAGCCTAATAACGGTGACGCAGATTTAGAAGTCTGCATATCCGTAGCTGACGGGCAACTCACGGTCAGTGTCTATCACGACGACGGGATCATGGACGACGCAATCGCGTCACACTCATATAAAATGGAGAAAGTAACATGAATATGCAAGCATCACTTCAAGCGTCAATCCAAGCAGCCGTCGAGGCAAGCAAGAAAATATCCGTCGACGACTCACCACCTGTTAACGCGTCACCACCTGTCTACTCCCAACTAGTCGACCCCGTCGACGCGGTTCCATTCCCCCATAATTTTAGCTCCGACGACGACGTTGTCTTCAAGAACATCAGTGACCGAGCTATGACGTTCAAGCTCAGCATGTCTAAGTTCAACGTTAACGTCAAAGATGTTGACCGCACTGTTGAGTACGGCGCGGGTCACGTGACCAAGCGGTTGTTCAAAGGTACAGACAACCTCGTAGCCAAAGCAGCAGCTGCCTACGGCGCACTATATACCTACGTTCACGATAACACACTGCCGTGGGATGTTGGCGTCCGTATCGTCAACGCGACGTTCTTCAAGGAGTTCTCCGCCCAAGTTCGAGTGCTACGGGCCGAGTGCGAAAGAGTAGTATCACTCGTAGAAGCTGACTGGGGTAACATCAAGGCCGCAGACTTCCGCCGTATGGAGCAGATAGGTATCGCTACTAACAACCCTGACCTTGCCAAATGGTCTGACTACCCCGACGACATCGGTGCCTGTTACAGCGTCACAACGTACATAGAACCCATTGCTCAGACGTCGAGCATAGACCCACGTTGGGGCGTCGACCCATCGGACGTCGAGGAGTACAACCAGCGGCTGCGCGATGCCAACACCAACAGCGGCAAGCATGTAGTCTCTAACCTCATAGCACCACAAGAAGCTGCCATAGCTAAGCTGTCGGTTCCTATCGGTTCCGATAACGATACGTTCCGTGCCACGCTTATCGGTAACATGGTTGGCGTCGCCGACCGGATGTCACGAGCGAACGTCTGCGACGACCCAGCGATTGCTCAGCAGATCACCGACCTATCCAGCTTGGCTGGTAAGTTAGATGCCAACCACGACATTCTGCGCAACTCACAGACCGCACGTAACCAAGCGGTTGCTGACATAAGTTCACTGGTCAACCAGATGCGGGGGTTCGCGTGATGCGAATTGAATGTCCAAATTGTGAGGGTGAGGGCCAAGCATACTACTCGTTCCCTGACCACGAAGAGAGGCTGGCGCAGTGTGAAGACTGCGTCGGTGGTGGCCGCGTAGATGTAGACGACGAAGAGGAGGAAGCAGCATGACGAGCAAAGACATGGACCGCCTATTGGACGAGGTATTCGCCAAAGTATTCGGGAGTAAATGGTGATGGCTAAATGGACACTCGACAAGGGGGCCGACGAAATCTCAGACCAGACTAGGTTTTCACAACTCCACGCCGAGATCAAAGCGTTGCAGAGTAAAAACTCCCGACAGCGCAACGACATCGCACGGCTCAACCAGAGCTTGGAACGTGTCACCAAAGACAAGATGTCTTTACTCAGTGACATCAAATTTCTTAGAGGAGAAACACAATGAGCGTACTAACGATGCAAGCACCACTCGTCGATCCGACCGTCGACATGGTGTCTTTGCTTGCCAACGTGTCCAAGGCTAAGTCGCTACTCGTACTAGACCGCCCGTTCTATGGTATGGCTGTAAGCAAGCGACCGATCATCTACACAGATACTGTCCCGACCGCTGCTATGACAGCCAAGGGTCAGATGTACATGAACCCCGCGTGGTGTAGCAAGCTGACTGTTCGCAACCTGATGTTCTTACTGGCCCACGAAGCACTGCACTACATGCTCTGCCACTCAATTCGTATGGGTGTACGTAAACACACAGCGTGGAACATCGCATGTGACAAGGTTATCAACGACCTTTTAGTCAACGACAAGGTTGGCGACCCAATACCAGACGGCGTCTACATGGAGGGTGCCCGTGATCTATCAGCCGAGCAGCTGTACGACGAAGACGACGGGAAAGACGGCCCAGTCGGCCCTATCGGCAACGACGTTGGCCCTCCAGTCGACGACGACGGCACTCCTCTCGACGATGCAGAGGTACGTGAGATAGAGACGCAAGCTAAGATCGAGATCGTCCAGTCCGCCAAAGCTGCCAAAGCCGCTGGCAAGTTGCCCGGTTCTATCGAACGCATCGTAGACGAACTTGTTAACGTGACAACACCTTGGTTCAGTATCCTCGAGCCTTTCATGGTTGGTAAGATCAAGGACGACATCACATGGAACAGACTTAACAAGCGGTTTATCTCGCAAGGCGTACACCTACCTAGCCGCTCTACCAAGCCTACTATGGGAGTTGCTGTTCTTGTGCTCGACTCATCATGTTCTGTGTCTGAAGAAGAGTTCGCTTCTTACAACGCGCACATCAATCGCATCTTGGAGACGTGTAACCCCGAGATGGTTCACGTGATCTACTGCGATACAAATGTGACTGGCCACGACGAATACACAGCCGACGACCTGCCTATCAACATACGAACCGTCGCTGGCGGTGGCACCAGGTTCAAGCCAGCGTTCGACTACATCGACGACCAAGACCTAGAACCCGAAGTTGTTGTCTATCTGACCGACGGCTACGGCGACAGCAATTTCACCACCCCCCACGAAACTATCTGGCTAACCACCGGATCAACTGAACTAGCCTTTGGCACTGTCATCAAATTTGAGGAGTAATCAACATGGCATACGTAAGAAAAACGGCCACTCTTGTCGAAGATATCACCGACCAAGTAACTAAAATGCGTAGCGTCGCCGAGGCGCGGTACGACGTCGACAACATAGCGCTCGACCCTTCCCAGCTAACCGAACTTGTAGAAGCAGCGCACGTAACTGCGTGGAGTGAGGCACCAGAACTACGCCGCACGATGCCCCCAGCGTGGCGCTCAGAACCCGCTAGTGCTGACCTGCGTGTGTACGGGCCAAACAACGAAACCACGGCTATGATCAAGTACAGCGTCCAAGGAACCTACAACCTACCTGCTACCACAAGGTATTCACGCCGCGAGCCAGCCATCGACATAAAATACGAGAACCTGTCCCCTTCCCTAAAATCGTGCGTCGACGACTGCGCGGGGAACGCCGAGAAGCTCAAAGAAATCCATGCCAAGTTTAGCACTGTAAGAAATCAGTTGGTCGCGTACATGGAACAGCACGCTTCTCTCAACGCTGCGCTCACCGAGATGCCCCAGCTAGAGATGTATGTGCCGCAAAAGTACATGCAACGCATTCGTGCAGCATCTGAACCCCGCGCAAAAGTACAGCACTCAAACGTTGTCGCTCTCAACATCGACGTCGACGCTCTCACTGCTGCCGCCATCACCCACCGCATCGCAACTGCAACCTCGTAAGGAGAAACACCATGAAACAGAACATCAGCAAAGCCGCCCGTGAAAACGGTCTAACAGCATCACTTGCGCACAATCGCATAAAGAGCGGGTGGTCTTTTGACGACGCCGTTTCCATCCCAGCTAGGGGGTACAAATCCATGAAGAAGTCGAAAGCTGAAATCGTCTGGGCTTATCTTCTGAAGAACCCGTTGGCTACATACGTGGAAGTCGCCAAGGAAACAGGTGTTTCTTACAGTTACGCCTACGCCCTAAAGACTAAAATCTCCACGCCCCGCGAAGTGTTCGAGGCCGAAGCCGCAGACAACACGTCAGAACTGTTTACTCGGGAGCAACGGAAGAAGATTATGATCGAGGGTTTTGCGAATAGAAAAGCCCAGATCGCGGATTTCGAAGCTAACAAATCAGTCGGGAAAACTATCGGCAACGCCATCCGCCGTTGGTGGAAAGCCGCGTAGCGATGATCGCGATGACCTGCTTAGCACTTAACGTATATTTCGAAGCTCGTTCGGAGCCTATCGTTGCTCAGTTCGCAGTGGCGCAAGTCACGATGAACCGCGTTAAGTCAGACCTCTACCCAGACAATGTATGTGATGTTGTCTGGGACAACCGCCAATTCTCTTGGACGCACGACGGTAAGAGCGACAAGCCCAAAGAAACATCTGCGTGGGAACGTGCGCAGTGGGTGGCCAAGATAACGCTTGAGGACAACGACAACAGTATCTCCGTCGTTCCGAATGACACGGTCCACTACCACGCCGACTACGTCAAACCTTACTGGATAACGAGTTGTGTACGCATCACCCAGATAGGACGGCACATTTTTTATAGGAGGAAGTTATGAGACTATACACAAACTGGTACGGCGCTTGGGCTGGCACACAGTCCGACGCCAAGGAAATCAAAGGTGAGGTGCATCAGTTCGACGTGCCCACCGACAAGCCTAACCTGTTATCTTTCTTGAACCAAAACTCTGTGGGTAACACCAAAGACTGGGCGAAGACGGTCACACACATCGACGAGCGTATTCGCGACGAAACTAAACGGCACCCGCAGTCATGCAGCGTCAACGATCTAAGCACGTATGACGTCCGCGACGTGGTTCTTAACTGTGACAAAAAGCATCTGGGCAGCGCGTTAGCCTCTATCGTCTCACGTTTATATGACATGCAGGAGTACGTGTGATGGACGAAGACGAATTGGATATTTTTGAATTGTTAGACACGGTGTCTGTCGAGTCGGGGGAAGGTTACGAAGTAGCGGGTCTAATCCCGAAAGGTTGGTACGCGGTTAGTATAGGCTGTCCGCTGCTCGATGACGGTATTACTGCGTGCTTTCGAAGGGAAACGGATGCGTTTCGTTTTCGTTTAGACCTTATCAATAGACGCATGA